AATGATTTCTTGTAAGTCTCACCACCATTTAAGTTAATCACATTCACACGATCAACTAAACTTGACACTTGAGCAAATGGAACTGGTGCAAGATTCGTTGACGTGTGATCAGGAAGTAAGATCTCAGAGCTTGAGACTTGAATGACTCTGCTTTCTTTTAAGCTTTGTCCTCTGGTTTCTAGTTTTTCTTTATCGACCATTTGACGATTATCAACCTGAATCGGTTTAAATTCTGTTTTAAAAGCAATAGCCATCTTCTTATCAATTGATGCTCTTTCTTCTTGAAGGGTTGTTGTTTCTGTGTCTAGTGCTTCTAGTTTTTCTAGATCAGCTTCAGAATCTACTAGACTTCTAATTTCTTTTAATCTTGATTCGATTTCTTTTCTTCTTAATTCTAAATTCATGATTTTTCTCTCCTTAGATTTTTGATTTAATTTTGATACGTTTTTTGATTAGTTCTGATATTTCTTTTTGCTCTACTAACTCCATAGTCTTTAGTTCCAACTCCATGGACTCTAAAGAACGAGCGTATATTGAGGTTGCATCATATGCCGGTGTATCCACAACCGACACATCATACAATCTTTCTATCTTCGTAATAGTTCTTTTAGGAATGTCACCTTCACGGTTCCAGACCTGTTCATCAACCGTAAAAGCAAAACTCATTTTATCTAAAAGTCCACTTCTAACCATTTTATAGATATCCTGGTTATGACTGGTATCTAAGAGTTCAGCTCTAACTTTTAATCCGATATGATCCACTGTTAATTCAAGTGATTTATTCTTGGTTCTAGCAATAATTAAAAAGGAGTCCATATGATTATATTTCATAGGAACATCCTTCATTTTAGTTTCCCCTAAAGCGCTAGGTGATATTTCTTCAATGAATCCGTATGTTTCGTCACCGATTAAAGTTTCTTGATTAAAGACTAAAGCATAACCTTCTAAAACCATCTTGCCTTCATCTTCATGAAGACTGACTTCAGCGAGTCTAGTTTCTTTTATCATTGGTTCTTACCTCTACTTTTTTGGTTTGTTTGGGTTTTATTTCTTGTTCATAATCAAACTCAAGTTCAGAGTCTTTATATGAGAAAGTTTCTAGTTTTTCTTTCTTACAAAAATCAGTGATGGTTTTTGTCTTTTCCTTCTGTGTTTCTAAAATACTTTTTAATGCTTCATTAGATATTTTTCCATTAATCGTTACTTTCATGATCTTCTTCCTCCTTAGGTCCTACTTGATATAAGTTTGCTTTATCAGCATCCACAAAATTTAATGATTGAAGGCGTTTGTGTCCACCTTCGATGGGTTCTAATCCGAGTAGTGCTCTTGATTCATTAAGTGACATGATACCTAGACTCATAAGTTTCTCAATCGCAGTGACTTTGGTATTCCATGAAGCGTATTGTAGTCTTTCACTGAAGAACACAATCTCTTCACCACGTTCTAATTGATTATTGGTAAGCAAACCTATAGAAAAAGCCTCGCTAAGTTGAATAGCTAAAGGCTCTATGGTTGACTCGTAAAACGAGTTATATTCATCTTCTGTATACTTGCTTGTAAATATGGGAACTGACACACCAAAGTAATCTAGGATCTTTGACTGTAAGAATTCAAGCGTATCTTTATCGATTAGCTTTGGATCAACATCTAAAGGGATATATTCACTCTTTAAATCAATCGGAATAATAGAACTACCTTTATTGTTAACTGAATCAGAAAGTGCACTATCAAAGAGTTCTCTTTGTTTTTTCTTATCCGCTTCTGATAACATCCCATTCATCTTTACAATCCCTTTAATCTGCATCGATGATTTTATCGCATTATCAATACCTTGTAGTAAACTATCATTAATTGAGATGGTTTTAAGGATTGCTTCATGATCACCACTAGATCCATTACCACCAAAGATATCATTTTGTCCGTAATGTTTCCTTAAATGGATGATATTCTCATACGGCAATGTATAAGAATCACCATTTTCGAATAAGAATTTTATATAGTAATGATCGCTCTGGTCTATGACCATTTCAACCGTAATGGGTTTAAGTGGATAAAGACCAACTAGTTGTCCTGTATATTTATCAAACCTAGGATAAACAAAAGCATTATCATTAAGTAGTAAAATTGTAACAACCTTATAGATGAAATCATAGGGCGTCATGATTTCATTTGGCTTATGCTTCAAAAGAAAAGACAGCCTTCCGCTTTTCTCGGATACTGTCTTATCGTTTTCTATTTTAATATATCTTGGTTTTAGTTTTGCACATTGACTGGCCACTCTATCAATACAAATCTTTACCACATCACTTTTCGAAATGTTCGTTCCAAAAGGCGTATAAAATGTGTTTGTGTTGTTGATGATTTGTAAAGCATCGATTGAACCGGTTTTATTTTTTCGTTTAAATATTGGCATGAGCACCTCCGATGAGTTTAGTTCACCATGTTTTCGAAATCTATCTTATATCTATTCAAAACAGCATACGCAATAATCAAAGCGACTGTGCCATCAATTCTTTTATACTTTGAGTTAAGTTTAGAAGGCTGGATATTTCCGTTCAAGTCAACTTTAGCTTGGGTATTAGATAAGCACCATTTAAGGATTGGATTATTATCATAAATTAGCAAGTTGTTTTTTAGGTCTGCTTCCATCTGTTTCATGGGTTCTGATAATGAATAAATGCCTTGCCTTACTTTTTCCATGTTAAATCCTAGATCTTCCATTTCTTTAATCCAATATTGAGAGTTCCAAGGATCGTAACCTACCCAAAGGGGTCTTATACCATATGTTTGAATCATCTTCATAAACCACTTTGTTACCAAACTAAAATCGTTTTGATTGCCTTCTGTTAATGTTACAAATCCCTTCTTAATCCAAATATCATAAGGAACATTATCCTCAGTGATTCTTTTATCTAAAACTTCACTTGGCATAAAGAAATGTGGAATCACAAACTTTTTATTGTTATCTTTTTTCTGAACTATTAATACTGCTGCTGTTAAATCTGTTGTTGATGATAAGTCTACACCACCAATCGCATAACTATCTCTTAAATCATCTAGACTATATCTTTCTTCATTGTTTAGATCATCATAAGACAGCCATGATCCAGAGTCTGCTTGTTTGATATTGAAGTCCTTACATAGCATAGTAACTCTTGTTGATAGATCATGTTTTGATTTATTCATGACGTCTTCTAGGTATGATGAAGTTTTAACTACTCCTAAACTAGGGTTAGACTTTTGCCACGTCCTAGGATCATCATAAATTTCTTTAGCTGAATCTTGTGTATATAGCCAAGGTAAAACTCGCTCATCTTCAATCTCGCCTTTGATCATCTTTCTAGCATAATCTAGTTTACTATCTAAAAAACCACCAACCGTTGTACCTTCGGTGGTTATGATAAATATAAGTGGCTCTTTCTTTGTTGATTGTGATTGTTTGATAGCATCATAAACTTTAGAATCTGTCATCTCATGAACTTCATCGATACATCCAACTTCAATATTGTATCCATCTTTGTTTCTTGATTGAGCAGACAATTTCTTTATTTTGTTTTTTGTTTTAGGTGAATAGATAAAGAATATATTCTTCTTGCTTCTTGTATCTTTAGATAACGAAGGAGATTGTTCTCTCATATTGTTTATCTCTTCAAAGAGAATATTCGCTTGTTCTGTTGTATTTGAAGCACAGACTATATCAACACCACCTCTAGATAAAAAGAACTCAGCTAGATCTAATCCAGCGATAAATGTTGTCTTTCCATTCTTACGAGCTATCAATAATATGACTTCATTAAATCGTCTTAATCCCGTATCAGCAATTTTAAAACCATAAGCTGTTTGAATGATTGCTTTTTCCCATAATTCTAATATAAATGGTTGCCCATTAAAAGGTGATTTTGTGTGCTTACAAAAAGTTTGAATAAAGTCTATTCTTAAGTTACCTGGTTTTTCGTCAAAGATGTATCTCGGATTATCTAAATCAGTAATTAACTTATCTATTTGATTTTTAAGTTCCTCTCCAACTAAAATATTACCTTTTTGTATCTCATTATAATATTCAACTAGATAGTTCATTCACTGGCTCTCTTGAGAAATTCATCAAATGCATCATCTCCATCATTCACTTGTGTTCCTAGAATTGAATTTAAAGTCTTGATAACTGTCCCATATGAGTTGACAAGCTTTGTATAATACTTCGCTGCTTCCGTTTGACGTTGTGCACCTTTACTTGAAATTTGTATTGCACCATATTTAATCATTTGGTCCTGAAGTTTAGTGAGTTCAACCTTCATAAATGCTGCTTGATATATTAAGTTGTCTACAAGTTCTTTCTTGGTTTCATCAACCAAAGAAAAAAGCGACTTAAGCCGCTTGTATTCAATGTTAATCATAACTTGAAAACCTCTTTTCTGATTTTCAAAAAATCTGTCTTGTGTTTCTTAAGCGTCCCCCTACGCGGTACCGTATAGTTTACAAATTGTTCCAAATGGGGGGCATAACTTACATGAACGTTTTGAAACAATCAGCAAGCGCAGGTGAAAAAACAATCAGCAAATCAAAGAATCGTTGGATTAATGTCTTATCTTTTTTACCATTTATTATAGTGTCTTTTACTGGACCAATTATCTTAATAGCTTCATCTTGTGCTTTTTTCTCTTTTGAAAAGAGTTTAGTTTTTACACCTTTTACTTCACTCATTAAATTTTCTAACTGAACTTCAATATTTGATACTAGATTTATATCTCCTGCATTATGACCTGAAACACTAACACTTTGATTAACAACATTACTTATGTTTGAAATATTTGTAGGTTGCTGGATTTTCACATAGTCATATTTTGCCTCAAAGCACTGAACTTCATATTTTTTTTCTTCACTTACTATCATTTCTCTTAATGAAACATTTTTCGATTCAATAAACTGTATTTCAATTTCAGATTCATCAGAAACATTAACTAAATTTGATTTGCTTTTTACATATTTAATATTTTGTTCAATAAGAGGTATATAAAGAATTTGATTACTACTGTCCCTAAATGCTCTTATTGTTTCTAAAATACCTTTGCTATTAAATGTACCTTTTATCTGAAACAAGTATGTTTTGTCATTATATGTTTTCTCATACTCTCTTAATTCTTCTTTGTTTAATTTGTTTTCTTCATACTTATCTTTGGCCTTTGAATATCCTTCTTTGCCTAAGTCTATTCCTTTTTCAACCCCATGTTTTGCTAAATCAATACCTTTATTAGCAACCTTTTTTAATTCTCCGAAAATTCCCTTCTTACTAGTTTTGTCTTCTTCATTAGTTGTTTTTTCTTCATTGACATCTTCACTTTGAGTATCTAGATTTTCTTCTTTATCTTCTTCAATTACATTTTGTTTAGTTTCATCAATATTCATTACAATCACCCCATTTTTAATAATTATACCAAAGTTATAATACAAATACGAGGTTATCTTGGAATAAAGTTCCCATCACTATCAAATTCTTTTTCTTTTGTAAATCTTTTGTGTTCCTTGTTGTGACAGTCTTTACATAGAAGTTCTAGGTTTTCTTGGTTAATACTAATCGTTGGATCCTTAACATTATCAATTGTTAATCTAATCTTATGATGGACTTCTTCACCAACTCTGCCACATCGTTCACACTTACCATTTTGTCCTTGGTATTTAATTTGTCTTGCTACTTGCCATACTGTGGATTTATAGAAGTTATGTAATATCTTAGGCTTCTTCATATAATTCCAGTAGTTCTTCTATTTTATGATCTACATCTTCCCATGGAACATCTAAATCTTCTCTACCAAAATGACCATAGGTTGCTACTTGCTTGAACTTAACGTTATCTAGCTTAAGTTCTTTTGTCATTTCACCTGGTCTAAAATCAAATACTTCATTGACTAATTGTATGATCTCTTGATCTGATGTTACACCAGTATCAAAAGTATTGATTAGAATACTTGTTGGCTCTGCAACACCAATCGCATAGCTTAAACAGACTTCGCAGTGTGTCGCCAAACCTGCCCCTACAACGGCTTTTGCTACGTATCTTGCATAATAAGCCGCAGAGCGATCAACTTTGCTTACGTCCTTTCCTGAGAAGGCACCTCCACCATGTCTAGAGTAACCTCCATAAGTATCCACAATAATTTTTCTACCAGTTAATCCTGAATCTGCTTTAGGTCCACCAAGGATAAACTCACCTGTTGGATTAATTAAGATTTGTGTACCATTTAATAAATCATGTCTACCAACGGCTCTAAGGATTGCTTGTCTTATGATTTCTTCATAGACTTCTCTATAAACGCCAGGTTTTGTTTGTGCTGAGACAACAATGATTGGAATGTTTACTGGTCTTCCATCTTTGTAATCAACGCTTACTTGGCATTTACCATCAGGACCAAAGATATGACTGTATTGCTCTTTTCTTACTCTATCAACTTCTTTAGATATTTCATGAACTAGCATAATTGATAATGGCATTAACTCTTGTGTTTCATTACATGCATAACCAAACATGATGCCTTGGTCTCCTGCTCCTTGTTCTTTTGTTTCTGTCTTATTAACACCTAATGCAATATCAGGTGATTGTTTACTGATTTGTTCTATGACTACAAAGTCTTCATCATAACCAATATCTTTTAACACGGTTTTAGCGATAGCTTTATAGTTTAAAGAAGCAGTCGTTGTTACCTCACCAAAGATAAATACTAGATTATCTTTAATGGCAGTTTCTACTGCTACTCTTGATTCTTTATCTTGTTCTAGTAATGCATCTAATATCGCATCACTAATTTGATCACATACTTTATCAGGATGTCCTTGAAATACTGATTCACTTGTTATTCTTTGCATATTATAATCTCCTTCGTTTTTAAGTAGAAAAAAAGGAGCTTTTAGCTCCCAAGGTTTGTTTTTGGTAAATAGGCTGTATACCTCGCATAGTGATAACCTTCACTTTCAACGAGTATCCCAAAGTCATGTTCATTTGATGTTACATAAATACAGTGGTAAACGCCATCGGTATCACAATACATTAGATTTTTATTATCTTTAATAAAGTCGTAATATCCAAGAGGATTACCAACAAACTCATCAAAGTCCATCTTACTTAAAATTATTTCTTTTTCAATCATAAACTCATCTTGTGGAATGAGTTCTTCGTATTCTGCTTTACGAATAAAATTCACTTTCATTTCTTAATCTCCCATGCTGTATAAACTGAGCGGTAACTACAATCCCATGTGTCAAGTATGACTCCATCAACACAAACTGTTATGTGTCCCGCCATTTTTAGAATATAAGTTCCCTTTGGATGCAGTTCTGTAAAGTCGCTACCCTTGATTCTAGGTTCACCTTTGACTGGTTTAAAGATGAGTCTTGGATAACCTTTAAAATATTCATATAAGAACTTAGTATCTTTATAAGTATTATAGCATAGCTCTCGCTTTTTCCTATTCAGTATTTTTCTTGTTTCTAAGTAGTCTGAGTTGGTCGCTGTAGCGATTGCCCTTACGACACAGTCGGTAGTTTTTAAACCTTTAGGATGAGCATTGCATTCTTTATACATTTTCACTCCACCCTTCATTAAACCAATTGACAAGTTCTCTTGATTTATCCGTTTCAAAGAGCGGATCTAGAAAATCATTTTTTCTACCATACACTGTATATCTTTTTTCTTCTCTAAAGCAATTGATTGTTATTGTAAATAAGGTATCGCCTGTTTCAATGTCTGCAATTCTGAAATCATCATAGAGTGGTCCAGCCAGTGGACAGTTATTTTTAAACCAAACATACATGGTTTCAAGATTAACTTTTCCACCATCTTTGAGTTGTTTGACAATGTTACCCATACGTTTTGTTTTGTTGGCTAGGCTTTCATCCTTACAAAACCAATCGTACCAACCAGCTTCGATTTGAGTGTGAACATCTTTTGATTCAAAATCTCCTTGTTTAAATCTTTCAATAAAGTCTTTGAGTTTCATTTCCTTTTGCATAGTTTTAGTCTCCTTTGTATTTTTTGCTTACACTATATATCACTCTAAAGGGACTAAATAGCAAGTCATTTTTCTCACTATAGTGATTATATTTCAAATACATCAAAAGAGCTTAGTTTA